CGTAGATAGCGGCGCAGACGCCGCTGATAATGACAACGCCGCAACCAATCCAAAACAACCCGCCGCCACGCTTGACGGGGCGATTGGGAAATGTACCGCTAGCAATGGCGACGTGATACTGGTGGCTCCCGGCCATAGTGAAACCATTTCGGCCGCCGCCGCTATAACTTTTGACGTTGCCGGTGTAACGGTTATCGGGATGGGTGCAGGTAATAGCCGACCCAAAATCACATTAGACACCGCCACAACCACCGATATCAACGTAACCGCTGATGACGTGCAAATTCACAATATGATTTTCAGCATGAATTACGCCGATATCGCTGAGGTTTTTGACCTTTCAGCGGCTGGGTTTGTGGTCAATAAATGCCGATTCGTGGATACTGCGGTGAACATGAATTTCGTTGACCTTATTAAAACTTCAGGCACCGCTAATGAGTGCGATAGGCTGGAGTTCACCAACAACGTAATCATATCCCCAGACACGGGAAATAACGGGGTAATAGATATCGCCGAGGACTTGGATGGCTTGGTGTTTAATAATAATTTTATCTCTATGGGCGTACAGAATAGCGAGGCCATTCTTAGCGTTACCACGGGGAAAGATGTTACCAATTGCGAGGTGACATATAACCATATCTACCGGTTGAACACCGCTGGCGATTTGCTTATAGACAGCGACACTTCTGATAACTCTGGGATCATAGCCCATAACCGCATCGGCCACGCCGACACAGCGGGCGAGGTGTTAATAGACGCAGACGGTGTTCGGCAGTTTGATAATCTTGGTACTGCTAGCAATACCGCTTCCGGCTATGTTCTACCCGCTATTGACAGTTAGGGGGGGATAAATGGCTTACGGATACGAATCAATTACGATTAACAGTGGGGCCGCCGCAGGTAACGACGGCTCCGCTACGGCTAACAATACTTCCGGTCATATAGTAGTGGGGGAGATATGTTCCATCGGCGTAACCTACGGGGATTCCCCTCCGGGAACGACAGATGTAACAATTGCCACAGCGGGGAATAATGGCCCCGCTTTAACCCTGCTCACGTTGACTAACGCAAATAGTGACGGGTGGTTTCATCTTAGGCATAAAACCGATGATGAATCTGGTGCCGATATTACGTATGACGGGTCAAATGAAGTGTATGAGAAAGTCTGCATTGCAGATAATATAAAAGTCACGATAGCGCAGGCGAACAGCCCAGACACCGCCGAGGTGGTTGTCGTGTACTATGCGGGGCGATAGATGGCGATAGAAAAGCATGAGGTGAAAATTAGCACAACGGGGTCAGATGCGTCTGCAACTGGGTCGCTAGTTGTGCCTCTGCCCTATTGCGAAATACTGGCGGCCCACATGGATTTCCATGCTTCCGCACCGGCGTCCACAGATACAACCCTGTCGTCTCCGGGCGATCCTGTCTCGCTTACGTTGCTAACAATAACCAATTCGGCGACCGATGCTTGGTATTACCCGACCCATCAACTCGACGATAGTAGCGGTTCGGCGATTACTGGGGCATATATCCCAGCCATAGTTCATGGGAATTTGCTGGTGGAATTGGCGGGTTGCGATGCCCTAACCGATGCCCTAACGCTGACATTAATAGTGAGGGTCTAAATGGCTTTTACATACACCGCAGGCAGTACGGCAGACCGTGATAGAGTACGCCTAGAAATAGGGGACACAGATAGTGATCGTGCTTTATTTCAGGACGCCGAAATAGATGATTTTTTAAGTCAAGAAGGAAATAGTGTTCTGGGTTCGGCGGCCCGTGCCTGCGAAACATTGGCGGTTAGATTCGCCCGAGAATTTACATTCTCAGCCGATGGGGCTAGTTTCCAGAAAGGCTCCCTGACCCAGATGTACCAGCTACAGGCCAAACGGCTGAGAAGGAAGGCCAGTAGCACGACGACAGTTATGCCACGCCGCATAGACGGGTATAGCGTCTATACAGATTCTGACGAGGTGACAGGGCTTAATATCTTAGATAGCGGAACGGGTCAATTTGGGCGGTATTCAGATGGCTGATAAATTACTGCAAAGTAATGAGTTGATCTATATGCGGGTTGAGGCGAAGAAAGCCATGCCCGACACGGTTAATATTCAGCGCAGAACTACCACCAGCGACCAGCAAGGAGGATATACTGAGGCATGGGAAAACGCCTATCAGAATATCCCTGCTAGGGTTACAGTTACGGGCGGGGGCGAGGTTGCCGAGCAAGGCCAACGGGCCGCCCGCCCCGATGCCCTTCTAACGGTTGCATACGATCAATCAGTAGAACAGTCCGACAGGGTGGTTCACAATAGCGGCACTTATGAGATACAATTCATAAACGCTGAACGGTCTTGGGCTGTGGTAACACAATGTCAGATGAGACGGCTGTAGGGCTTCAAGAGGCCCGTTGCAGGCGGTCAGAATGCCGGAGCCTATTGGCCCGAATTAGACTAGAGGGGAACAGCTTAGTAGAAATAAAATGCCGCCGGTGTCAGGCTATTTCAACTTTCGCCGCAGGTACATCCACGGTTAAGTTGAAGCCCGATGGTCAAGGTGGATATGTCCATGTACCCGTGGGCGACAATTAAATACCCGTAGAGGCACCGGATGCCCATAGTGGGGAAAATAACAGGGAGGCTCTTGGAAGCCCTTGATAGCCCTTTATCGGGCCGTCGAGGGCGTTTTTTTATGGCTGACGCATTTTCAATGAGCATGAAAACTGAATTAAAGACTAATCCAAAGTTGGCACAGCTTGGGAATATATACTCTGAGATTGTGCAAATTGCGGCCCGCAACGTGGAGGCAGATGCCAAGCAACGAATGGCAGATTGGCCCGCAGTTGATACCGGCGCAACCATGAATTCCATTGAAGCGAGGGAGGTGGGGAAGGATGTTTGGCGCATAGGCCCGACAACCGATTACGCTGAATTCGTAGAATACGGGACAAGGTATATGACAGCACGGCCCTATATGATTCCAGCACTTGAGAAAGAGAACCCACGCCTAATGGAGGCCCTAGATAAAGCGGTGGAGAAACTGAATTAATATGGCAAATCTGCGAGTGAATTTAGATACAGCGGTCTATACGGTGTTAAACGTGCAGAGCGTAGTAAACGAAGCAACGGGTGGGGTTTTTAACCTACAGGCCCCGCAGGGTGCCGAGCCGCCGTTTGTGGTCTTTCAGGCTATGAGCAAGGTGGATGATTACTGGTCTTTTACTGGGGGCAGAGGTGGCTCAGCTATCTATATGGTTAAGGCCATATCCCGAAGCCCGTGGCCTAAGCAGGCCGGTGATATAGATACCCAGATTGATAGCGTTATGCAAGACGCAAGCCTAAGCATTACGGGGCATAGTCTTTTAACCTGTCGGCGGGAATCCGATATATACCTAACCGAAGATTTAAACGGGGTGATATACAACCATGTCGGAGGACTATACAGAATCAACGCAGATCAAAGCTAGTTGTGTCCATCACTGGATTATTTCGGAGGCGGCTGGGCCAACCAGCGAGGGAACTTGTAAAAAGTGCGGGCAAAGAAAGCCGTTTACGAATAGCATATTTGCCGAAAGAAATCATATAACCTTGGAAGGTGATCACGATGACCACCAAGAATGGAGACAGTTTAAATTCTGACGAGATTTGGTACTTGGCCCTCCGGCCGTTATTAATGGCGCAGGGGCCGGGAGTAATACCCAGTTCTATCAGGTTTCGTCCGGGACAAAGGTTTGCTTTAGATGGGGATGAACCGGTAGATATTGAAAGTTTATTGCGAACCGGCTCTGTCAAAATTTATGAAGAATCGGATGCTGAATGGGCGGCGGCGCAGTTAGGGGAAACCCAAGCCCCAGCACCAACCAAGAGAAGGAGGACACGCCGTGGCAAGGCTTAGCGCAAAATCAGCGGCATTATTAGTAGACGAATTCGACTTCAGCGGGGTTAGTAATTCAATGGATTTAAGTTTTGCTGAAGCCCCTGCGGAGGTAACGGCGTTCGCCGATACCGATACCACATGGATTCAAGGCAAACCGGGATTCACCTTTACGGTTAACGGGCTATGGTCTACCAGTTCCCCCGATTACGACGGGGAAATGTTTACCGATTTAACGGCTACGACTAGGCGGGTTGGCATATATCCCGGAGGGTTATCCGACGGGATTGTGGGGTACGAGGGGGCAACAATAATATCTTCCAGCCCACGGGTTTCCACAACGGGGGACGTGGCCGCTGTCAACGTAGTCTGGCAGGGGGAATCGGCCCCAGCTAGAACGACGCTTTTAAGATATGCGACAGATAGTTCAACGGCTAATGGAACTCAGTACACCTTGGGGACAATTGCTAACACGAACACGATATTTGGCATATTGCGTTTGATCGAGATAGGTGGTTCAGGGAACAATAC